TCATTATGTCCACATTGCTTAAAACTGAACTTAAAATGAAAAAATTAATTCTTCAACATATGCCTCATAAAGTTAAAGTTTATGATGTTGAAAAAAAGCAATTAATAAAAGAATACAGTACAATGAAACAGGCTGCTGAGGAACTTGGAGTTAAGAATGTTCATTTCTACAGGAAATCTAAGTGTAAATGTTACAAAAACAATTTAGGTATTACAATTTGTTTCAGATAAAAAATATCAAAATGACACCAAAAGAAAAAGCAGAACAGATTTACATTTATATGAATCTGTCATTCAACGCAGCCGAATCAGCTATCTGCCTACTGCATCAGCATAGTGTAGACAAATCCTATTGGGAAGATGTCTGGGAAGCATTACTCGACACTCATGGGTGCAGATGGCAGCAGATTGAGTTCGAACACCAGAGGCAGCATTATATTCAAGCGTGTACATTATGAGTGTCAAAGATAAATATCAAGTAAAAAGTATTGATAATTATATTACACATGATTGGTTGTTGCATAAGCATTATGCTAAAAGGATACCAAGTATATCTTATGCTTTTGGTTTATTTTATAATAATATATTAGTTGGTTGCTTAACAATAGGTAAACCTGCAAGTTACACACTATGTGAAGGCATTTTAGGAAAAGAACATAAGCATATTGTTTATGAATTGAACAGATTAGTAGTGGAAGAAAATTTAGATAAAAATGCTTTATCTTATTTTGTTTCAAACGTATTGAAAATATTGCCTAAACCAATGTGTATTGTTTCCTATGCTGACAAAAATCAGAACCACTACGGGTATATATATCAAGCTACAAATTGGATTTATACAGGACTAAGTTCAATAGAGAAAATATATTATTTACAAAATGGCGAAATTGTAAAAACGAGAAGACATATTGATAAAAAAGGTATAGTAATTAAAACGGAGAAACAATTACCGAAATTTAGATATGTTTATATAATAGCAAACAAAAAAGAGAAAAAAATATATTTATTAAATCTAAAATATAAAATTCACTCATACCCTAAAGGAGAAAATAAAAGATACGATGCAAGTTATAACCCTACTATACAAACACAACTATTCTAAATGAAAACCTGTACAAAGTGTAAAAAAGATAAGCCGTTGACTGAATTCTGCGTAAAAGCCTATTTTAAAGGTGGGTACAATTCACAATGTAAGCAATGTCAGCGTGTAGACAGAAATGGGAAAGCCAAGCCAAAAAGACCTCATAAGGAAGGGCAGAAACAATGTGCAGGGTGTATGGAGATGAAGGACTATGGAGCATTCCCACGCAGCAGGTCAACAAAAGATGGATATGTTCACAAGTGTAAGGCTTGTTACACGACTACAAAGAAGGCGAATATGGAGATTAATTATGCGGCTTTTTATTATCCAGTACAACTTGATTAAAACAAATAACATGGCACAGACAGAAAAATTAAATAATTTAAGAAAATGTAGGATAAGAGTAAATATTAGACAAGAAACATACAATGAAGTATATTATTTTCATAAATGGATTGAATCAGGTGAGACACAAAGACATCCAGAAGACCCACAAAAAGATACAACATATGTAGCAACTTATGCTTTGATTGAAGATGTAGAATCAGGTGAATGTGAATATGCTGAACCAAATCGTATAATATTTATATAAAAATCAATAACATGTACACCTACAAAGCAAAACTAAACAGAGTCGTAGACGGTGACACGGTCAATTTAACGATTGATCTTGGATTCAGACTGACCTACACCGCTAATTGCAGACTCGCAGGGATTAATGCGCCTGAAATGAATACGGAGGAAGGGAAGACCGCAAAGGTTGCGCTGATGCAGATGCTATCACCTGAGTTTACAATTGAGTCCACAGGACTTGATAAGTATGGGAGGCCAGTCGTAAGGATAGGTAGCATCAACGACAAAATGGTATCAGATGGATATGCGCAACGTTACGATAAGTAATAGTGTAAAACACTACATGGAGGCAAAATTAAACCGATATAACGTACTATGGCGTTATAAAGATGGCTTAAAATTCCGATACAAGGATCAATGGATTAATGAAGAGCATTTCGATTGCTACTTTCCTAAAGTTGAGTTCCGCAGATTCCCTGAGAATCCTAATAAGGAATATATTTTGTAGAGTTACCAGACTTTACGGCTTTGAGAACTTGTTTGCGATTTCCTGCACCAACATAGGAAACATGAACCCAATCAGGATTTTTGTCAGTTCCAAATTCCCATATTAATTGGTCAAAGTTTAGATTGGCTTTTATGAAGTCAAATACCATCCTATTGGTAACGCCTGTGCCTCTGCCGTCTTGATCTAAATCCATAGCAAAAGCCATACAATGATGTGATGTCAAACTACCACCAACGGCAGTATTGAGTGCCTCGCTTCGATAACCAGATGAAAGGTATATAGGCTTACCGAAATGTACACGTATCGGCTCAAATATCTTTGCAGCAAGTATTTTGGCATTCTCCAAATGAGCAGGAGTCATTTCATTGCTGATTTGTTTGCGTTTAGCAGTATCACTTTTTATGTACTCTGCTACGGATAAATGTGCTGAAAGTTGCATATTATTTTTCGTTTATGTATTTTAAATGAAGTGTATCAATCCTATTTAGTCTGGTTTCGTGTGTTTCTACTTTTTCGATTAATAAAGTATCTGTTTTAACTTCATCAGACTTATAAAAAGTAAATAAGAAACCCAAAGAAACCACTACTATGATTAACACTACGACAATTAAAACGTAATCAAACCACCCAAGCTTTTCAGTTGTCATCTCTTCCACCCGTTATGTTTTTCATTGATGCTGCCATTGCTCCAAACAAAACTGATACAAATGCTATCAACAATTCACGATTTGACTCAGGCATTTCACGTTCCATCAGCATTATAAATATATATAATGCAAGTCCTATAATCAGGAATGACCCTAAAAATGACAATATCTGTTGTACTTTATTATTCATCTCAATTTAAATAATAATAAGAAAAATAGTAACGAACCACCACCCATTAAGAACATTATCTTTTTCAGACCTTTCTGGTCTTTTAACGCAGCGGATAGCTTAGTTTCTGTGTCTTGTAAGTGTCTTCGTAATACTTTAACCTGTGCAGAATCAATAACCACGGATTTAATACTATCTCTAATTGTGCGTGTCTTGGTTACAGTGTGAAATTTTGTTTCCCATAGATAGGTAGTATCATTCACAATAGTTGTGTCAACTAATACCAATGTAGTAGTATCGTGAACTTCAAGAGTATCACTGCTATGAATGTAAGTAGTATCATTTAAGCAGTAGCCACGCTTAATGACTTCATCAGCTACTTTAGCAAAAGAAGGTGCATCCCGCAGAACGAATCGAACAGGATTGCACCCTATCAGAACCATAACTACAATCAACAAACTATTTTTCACCCACAAGGAATTTATCCTGAGAATTCGTGAAAAGGTTTTTAAGAAGGTACGCTCCTGCGGCTTTTAAGCCGAATAAGGCATCAGATTTCAAAGCATCAAGCGAAGGCAGTTCACCTGCATCAAGGGCAGCCAATGTGCCTGTAAGCGCAGCAGAAAGAAAGGCAACGATTAAACCATTAATGGCATCACGTTTGTTTAGACTGAATAAACCACTCATAATAGATATTTTTGAATTATTAAAAGAATTACTGCTCCTGCTATACCCATAACCCACCATATCGTTTTAGAGATGCCACGTTTCCAATTCTCAAGACCTGATACCCTACCATTTGTTTTGGTAGTCTGAATGAGTATTTTATCCAATTTCTCATCAAACTTGGAATCAATTGCCTCAAGCCTATCTATTATGAACTGCATCTCACTCATTGTCTTCTGCGAATTTTACACCTGTTACGAAATCTTTTAAATATAAATGTTCTTCAAGTCCTTTTGTGTTTATTACCTCAATGAGATCATAATAAAACTCCTTATTAAGCAAGTCCTTAATCTCTTTATACATCTTTCTCTGACCATCCTTATTGTACTTATACCCACCTTTATCATCTAAAATCAGCGCACCATTATCTTCAGTCATTGCATTCTCAAGGCGGATATCGTTTAGTAATTCCTCGTAATTTTCATAGTACTCCTTCAATTTCCCATGAATTTTGAGAAGTTTCTTCTGTGTCTTAGTTTCTTGGTTTCCGATATTGTGAACCAATTGCTGCATAGTTTCAATCAAATCTTTGTAAGTCATAGTTTAAGTTTTAACAAATTTAAGAATTAAAAAGTAATCCAACTTGTTCCGTTATAATAACGCATATTATTTGCGGAACTATTATAATACATTGTTCCTGCTGTGGGTGATAATGGGTTTGATGTCCTACCTATGAACCTAACTGCTCCATTATTTAAAAACACAAACATGTCCGCAGGAGCAATCGTGTTATCAGGTGCCGTCTGAACAAAGATATCAGTTCCTGCTGAAGTGGAGTTCCAATTCTGCGATGCTCTGAAATCCATTCCTGCCGATTGCGTGTATGTTGACCCCGTAGTTATTGCATAGGAATCAATTATCCCTATTGATGTACCGCTCGTTGGGGTTTGGTTACTCCTCATCAGAATAGCCGATGCCTGACCCGATGCGGACTGCATACCGATATCCCCGATTAGGTTCAGACCCGTAACGTATGATGATGCAGAATTAAGCAGGAAATTAGTGCCATTATCTACTATCCGTGAGTTACCCACCGCAATACCCGTGGAATCGAACTTAGCAAGGTAATCCTGCGTACCAGAGATACCTCCTGGTGTGGCAGTTGTGATTATGTAACCACCGCTTGTAAATGCTAAATAACCTGCTGCAATGCCCGTAAAAGACAATGATGATGTATATGCATTCAGTCTTAATCTGCCGTTATTCTCCATCCTAAACCTCTCAGACATGGTTACTGATGATCCTACTGTTACAGTCTGTGCTGCGCCTGTATAAATGCTTACATTTTCACCAAGAACCATTGATGACCTCGGAAAGTCAGTCAATCCCGTAGCCGATAGGAATGCCGTTGATGATGATGTGGAAGGCGTAACACAATACCCAAGCATTAGATTTCCACCTGAGTACATCGTACCAATGTTTCCAAGATGACCTGTTGAATAGTTATCTTGGAGCATTATCGAACCATTCGGTGCAGATGTATTACCAGCAACTAACTTATTACTCCCGAAATTAGCCTCACCGCTTACAAATGAAAGTGGACTATCAAGGATATTCGTTGATGATGTCCAAATTGGTACAAAATTAGCCGTACCATTACCCGTGAGTAATGATGCCGTAAAAAACTCATAAGCAGTATTCGCTACATTCCTTCTAAGCAGTTGACCCGATGTACCTGCAACACCAGTGACGGCTGAAGTGCCATTTCCTATCAGAACTCCAGTGAGCGTACTCGCTCCAGTTCCTCCACGACCAACGGCAAGTTGACCTGTCCAACCAAGTGTAAGGCTTACAGGCTGAAGTAATGCCGATGCAGGAGTACCACCTAATGAGATTGTAACATTGGTATCATCCGATTTAGTCAGTTCACTTCCTGCAATATCTCCGCCTTGTAGCGTTCTAAACTCGTATGCAGTATTAGCCGTATTCCGTCTAAGCAATTGCCCTGCCGTTCCTGCCACCGCAGTCATGTTAGACGTACCATTGCCAATGACTACTCCCGTTAACGTAGCTGCTCCTGTACCACCCCTACCAACTGCCAACTGCCCCGTCCAACCCATTGTGAGCGAGACGGCATTAATCAGAGAACCCGTTGGAGTACCTCCAAGAGTTATTTGGATGTTGGTGTCGTTTGAACTTGTTAAGTTAGCACCGCTAAAAAACTCATAAGCAGTATTTCCTGCATTCCTTCTTAACAATTGCGATGCCGTACCCGCTACACCTGTAAATGCTGATGTGCCGTTGCCGACTAAGACCCCTGTGAGTGTTGATGCCCCTGACCCACCTCTTCCGACTGCAAGAGTACCGCTCCATCCAAAAGTTAATGATACTGCTCTAAGTAATGCAGTAGCAGGAGTACCACCTAATGTACAAGTAATATTCGTATCATCCACCTCCGTCAATGCAGCACCCGTCACATCAGTCCCCGCAATATTCGCCCATGACATTGTTGTGCCATTGGTAGTGAGGAAACGCCCAGAGTTACCCGTCATCAAAGGAGGGATGCCGTATCCCGTTGTGAATGCAAGAGTCAGTGTTCCCGATGAGACGATTGGTGATCCAGAGACTGAAAATCCAGTCGGGGCAGATAGCGCCACAGATGTCACCGTACCGCTACCCGCTCCCGACGAAGGTTGATAAGTTATCAAGGATTTGTTTATCCTCATATCAGAGTAATGTTCAACAGATTAGCTGCCCAAGTATATGCCCATCCATTGATGTCGTTACCTGATTGGTCACCCCAATCGGAGTAGTCAGTGCCTGACATCGTAAGGTTACCTTGAGACAATGCCTGACCGACAATATCATTACCTTCAGCATCCTGCGTTTTGGCGAATAGCTGCCAATAGAACTGCGCTTGGTCTTCAAGGTTATCGTCTATTGATTTCATTGCGAAATACTCAGCGTCTACATTAGCACCATTGTGCCATACTGGAAAAGGGGTTATTTGTTTCATATTTATATTTTATATAGATGTTATTGTTTCCCATGCGGTAGTATATACGCATAGTTTATTCAAAGTTGTATCATATACCACCAATCCTGCAGCAGGGGAACTGATAGCGTTCTTTTGTGTGGTTGTCATTCGTGGGGGGAGGAAGCCTTTGGTGGTAGATGTTATTTGAAATTGTGCAGATGCTATGTCCGTGTTTGAATTTATTGATACGCTACGATTGTTAAAAATCCTTAAAGCACTTGTTGATGAAATTAAAAAGTCAATATAACCACCCGATGCAATATTATTAAATCTAAACTCTTGGTTATTATTGTTATTAAATCCTGTAAAAACTTGAACTGTGCCGCTATTATTAATATACTCAACACCGCTAAAACCTCCTGCGTTAGTATTCTGAACACCAAAAGTTGCTCCTAAATTTGATGCAGCAATTTTCAAAGCATCATTTGCAGTTCCTCCAGAATTATACGCACTAAATACCTTACCACCTGCAATATCAAGTGATGTAGTTATTTTAGCCGTACCCGTCACCTGAAGTCGTTCGCCTGAGTTCGATGTACTGCCGAGTAATAAATTACCCGTACTGTGTAGGGTCATCTGAGCCGTAGATGATGCTCCTGAAGTAAACTTTATGTTACCTGCTGCATTGTCATTTAAAAATGAAAAATCACCTAATCCATTTTTATAAAATCCGACATCAGTAGCTACTATTGTCTTATAAGTTGTATATAGTTGCGATGTTTTAAATATATTAAAAAGGTCACCACTCACATTTGATTCCATTTGTAAACCAGCCCAAGATGCAGTGCCATTTGTTCCATTTTCAATCTTTATAAATGTTGCATTATTTTGATTTAATTTAACATTTATTGGTGATGCAGGCGCATTAGTCCCAATCCCAAGCCTTGAGTTAGTCGCATCCCAAGTCATCCCCGTAGCGGAACTGAAGGTTACATTTCCGTTGAGTAAGGTTGTGCCTTGGACTTGGAGGCGTTGACCGCCGTCGGTGAAAGTGCCCCCGTTTTGGAGGAGGAGGTTGCCTGTTGAGAAAAGCCTCATTTTTTCTGTAACTTGCAAACCACCATCAGTCGTAGAGAATCTTAAATCTGCTGTTGTTTGAGTTCCAGAATGATTTGCTGCTGCAAAACTTTCTATTGATGCTCCATTACCATCGTTTGCAACTGTTCCATCATACCCTTTAAAAAATATAGATGCAAGTCTGTCCCCTGCTAATAAATAAGAAGGCGAAGAACTTGTACCTCTTGCGTGCAAGAATATAAAACCTCCTGCAAAAGCACTGTCTCTGTATGTTCTTGATTGGTAATAAGCACCGCTACCATTACGCAATATGTCAAGTGTTTGTACAGGCGCATTAGTACCAATCCCCAATCTACCATTCGCATTATCCCAAAACAGATTATTACTTCCACTCTGCGCACTCGTTCCTGTCCAATAAGCCACCTGCCCACTCGCACCGCTGCCCGTAACACTACCGACTGTGAATGTGCGATTGGCTGATAAATCGAATGTGACACCATTAATCGTGAGTGTCGTAGCGGCATTCGCAGGGGTGTAGCCTAATGCAGTTGCGATGGATTTATTCTCCCAAAGTGAATTGGTGCTATTGTAGAATAAGCCATCATTGTTAGATGGTGTTTGTGCAGCCACGTCATGCAGCTCATCCATCTCGTAGCCGTTCTGTATACGAACCTCAATCCTACCTTGGTTAACGTGCTGCCTTGTTACTACACCGATATAAACCAAATGGCTTGGTGCATACTGCTTAGTGCTTGTATATGCCCCTGCCGTTGTTGCACTTAAATACAACTGCACACCTTCAGCAAACGCAGATGTATCCAAACCATCCAAATCACCAAACGCTACTAAATACCCGTTTGAATTATTCGGTATATCTGCTTGAATTAATCCGAATGTCTGCGCAGATGTCGCATCACTTGTTGCTAATGCCTTCGCCACAGTTGGCTTATTGCCACTCGCTCCATTTATGTAAACAACAGTCCCTTTTGTAAGTGTCGCACCCGTAACATTCCTAACCTCACGAACAAGAGTACCTGCTTGTCCCGTAATTGGAAACGCTACCAAAGACCCATCACCTGCAATGTATTGTGTAGTGTCTCCCGTTGGGTCATCGAACTTACCATCCAATGCAGTCTGGAGGTCAGTCTGATCCGAAAGCGTTCCTGTAATCCCACCCCAAACCGCTGCACCGCCACTTCCTCCGCCACTATATGAAACATTTATATAAACAGGCGAAACATCCTGCGTTACATAAACATCTGTTACATTATATGTTACTTTTATGGTCATTACGATGTTATTTGGTCTTCAACGATTACAAAACCAGTCATATAAGTATAAACTCCCGTTCCCGTAGTTACTTGCAAATCATAGGCATACTCACCAACGGCATAGGTAGCGGTAGTTACCGCACTAAGTGTCACAATCCGCTGATTAGTTGTTGCCCCTTGTACAAAGATTGCATTATCCCAAGTCCATTGAGTAACTCCTGCGGAATTCTTAGCCATGAGTTTAAAAGTCCATGTACTCACGTTGATAGGTGTTGTTTCGCAGGGTTCTTCATAAAATGACAAGTCCATGCTCCACGTGTCACCCTTACGAATTGTTTTTAAATTATGTTCTGACATATTTTATATTGTTATATATGCTGCCACTACTGAAACGCCATTCAAAGCAGTTCCAAGTGTAATTACTGGCCCTGCGCTGACAGTATAGTTGTAATACCATTTGCCACCATACCCAACCGCCACAAGTGTATGCCACAGTATAGGTATCAACAACAGTCAACTCAGTAAACCCACCCGTTACTTGGAGTGAATAGTTATACTGTGCGAAATTATTGACCGTGGAATCATAAGAAACCTCAGTCACATAGCATTGAAACTGATAAACCCGATAGTTATTCTGTGGGTCAATAATGTCAAGATAGGCAGTGTATTTCGTGTCAACTGTTGTTAATAAGTCCTCAAAGAAATCAATTCCGTGTTGAGTCGTACCCACAATCTTAACAAGTCCTGACCCCGTTATTGTTGATGCTCTCTTGCCAGGAATAAATTGCCTATGTGTGTTATTAGTCTTCGGAGCAAGTTCAAGCATATCACGTTGAATGGTCATAGATGCGTTTTTCGCACACGCAAGAGGGTAGATGTTACTACCCACTGTGTACGCTATGACTAAACCTTCTGCTTTAACTGGATCTGCCATTATTGATATAAATAATTATCTGTATATGTGTCGAAAGTATAAGCAGTTCCTGGTGTGTTAATCTTCATATCTCCTCCTCCAATTGTCACCGATGAATGACCAGTAATCACAACAGTGAAAGTATTATTTGTTGCTATTGTCTGCGTTCCTACGGATAAGTCAAAAGTAAATGGCTGATTAGCCACGTAAACAGGATAATTAATAGTCCGTATTGCAGTACCTGATTTTCGCAATTCAAAGGTAACATTTTTAGGATAAGTACTACACGAAACATTTCCAAAAATACCAACTGTGACTGGTGTTGTTAATGTTGTAGCTGCATCATACCTTGCCGTATTGCTTGACTGAATGCTAAAACCACCTGAGGTAACCAATGTGAGCGGAGCGGTAAGCGGTGATGTAGTATAAGTCCCAAGAGTGAAATCAGCTTCAAATGTCTGTGTAGTTGGTAAGTCTTTTGTCTGATCCCAAACCTCAACAAGCGTTCCTGACCATGTATTATTAACAAGGTCAATCTCACTAATATTCGCAGGGTAGTACACCTTATTCACATCATCATCCATAAACCGATATGTATTTTTAAATGACATCATTTCAAACCCGCTGCCAGTATCCCATGATATCCCATAAAGATTAACATCAATTTTGTTACGATTGAATCGGTTATGCTCCCATTGAGCGGTAGCATTTTGCCTACGGAATCCGTATGATTCACCTGCAAAACGATATCTGTACCAATCCGCATCGGTTAGGGTTGTTTGGTCACTTTGAAATATTGCACCTTTATGCAATGCTGAAAAATGGTCATCAAGATAAATTTCTTCTTTATATGAATTATTTATCGTTGTTGATTTTTTAAAATATGAGTTTATACCTAATATTTTACGAATATCCTGCCCAGATTCAAATGAGGATAGATACTCAAACTCCATATTTTTATAATAAACAATATTGGCAGTTGAAAATGTTTGTGACCCTAAGTAAACTGTTACATTACCTGCAACTGGTAAAATGTTTGATTCAACTTGTATGGTGTTCCAAGTTGTCATATCAACATTTGATGATGAAGAAATATCTAATCTTATATAACTTGCACTTGCAGCAAAAAGAGACAATGCAAGAATCCACTCCCCTTCTTCATTAAGACAATAATAAAAAGAACCAGATTGTAAAATTACCCACGCAACTGGTATGCTATTATTTGTTATAGTGTTTGCCCATTTTATATCTGTGGTAAACTTTATAATACCTAATGATGGAACTGCAACCGATTGTGATTTCACAAATTGATAATCATTTGCAGGTGTTGCCAAATCCAAGAAAATATAACGCTCAAGCAAACCACCACCTAAAGATGAGTTATAAATCTCCCTTGCTGCGAATGTTCCTGTTCCTGCCGTTGTAGAATCAAGTCCACCTCTTAAAAATGTCCAAGAATCTACATTGTATGTTTTTGTTGTTGCACTTGATGATGTCAATGCTCCCCTTGCAAATGTTTCATTTTGTAGCATTTCATCAAACCCATTATAGTAAAAATCAACCTCATCGAACTTTGTTGCCCTATTGAGACTTCTCAGCATCTCAGGCATAATAGGTTGCATATCCCTACCTACCCCTATTTCTATGTCATATCGTGTAAGTATCTCAAATTGATTTACACTTGTGACATTTGCAACCCTTAGATTATTATTATATGAGGTATAAAGTTCTTCAGGTCTAAATAACCACATTTGACCATCAAAAAAGATAGATTGACCGAATGCAGCACATATTTTTTCTATTACAGTATAGCAGTCATCATAAACAGTAGCTTCTTGCTGAAATGTTTTCGCATCAATATAGCATTGATTAAGTGGATGCCTACCAGCAGTATCAACCATACTATCGTGAAAGAGATTATTAAGAACATAATAATCAGCCGTAACACCAGTCGTGAGAGTTGATAAAGCATTTTCAATAAATTGAAGTGGTGTATATTTCCCGATTGGCTCTGCTCCTGCTACTGCAAATGGGATTGTTTTTAATAACCCAAAACCCTCCGCTGCACGTACGATAAGATAATGATTACCATCATCCCATACCTCCTCTATATCATCCTGCAAAATATAGCCATACCAAGTGCTATTTGAATAATAACCATTATAATGAACAATTACTTGTATGTCAGTATCATTATTTGCAATGAAAGTGTCGATTGTTACTCCATTGACATTTGTCATTATCTGTAACTCACATAGTAACGCTCTTATCGGCTTGAATATATCCTCATCGGTATTGTACTCACGGAAAACAACAGGTCGCACACCTGCCTCTAATTGAACCACAGAACCCGTTGCACCTTCAATTCTAAAGTCAACAATGACATCTTTATTGTCAACTGTCTTAAATGCCATTTGATATTTTAGTGCTTTAGCCAACTCTGTTAATTTGTGCGTTTGTTCTGTTAAGTGATCCTACTAAATCCTGACCTCTCAATACTACGTTAACTGCTCCATTCATAGCCATTCCTCCACTCGTTACACCTCCGAAATTGGGATTAGCAACACCTGCAAATGACCCTTGGAATGCAAGTGATGTATTTACACTATTGATTGCGTTTTGTAACCCATTAGCTATACCTTCGAAATCGAAAGCGTTTTTAAATGTGTTGGCTTCGAATTTAAATCCGAATGCAGAACCAATGCCTTTTAATACTTCTTTAAATCCATTAGCTGCACCACCTTTTGCTGCACCAAAACCACCCGAAATCAAAACACCTATAATCTGTATTATACCCGTTGCAATTATTTTAGCAACTAATTGTTTTAATGCACTTGTAATGGCTTTACCAAATTCTTGCATTGAGTTCTTAGCCCCAGATATAAGTCCTTCAAATAACTGTGATAATGGATTAAAGAATGTATCAGTAATAAGTTGCGTAGTCGCTTGTAAATTAGCAGCCTCTTTAAGTTTTGCAAATTCTGCTTGTGCAAGTTTTATATTTTCTAACAAACCCAATGGGTTAACCCCAGGGAAAACTAAAGGGACTTGGATTGCTCCTGCCGTTCTTTCTACTTCCTTTTGAGTTTCTTGTATACGTTTTTTAAGTATCTCAGAAGTATCAATATTTCCTCTACGCTGAAAATCAAGGTCAAGTTGAGCAGTTACCCTTATTGTTCTTTCTTGCCTTAATTTCTCAAGAGCCTTTTCATCAGCTTTGCTTTTCTTTGCGATTGCAATAGCCTCTCTCTCTAATTGCTTTGTTCTTCTTTCACCCTCTAATTTAGCCTCATTAGTTTTACGTGTACTTTCTGCTAATGTATCATTTTGCTCTTTAAAAATACCATTAATCTGTGCAACACGAGGAGTTATCTTATCAAGCTGACCAAGAAACTCATTTTCAACAACAGTTAATTTACTTATTTCTTTTTGTGCAGATATTAATGCACTATTCGCTGCTGCAATTGCAGTAGCTGACCCTTGAATGGCTTGTGGTGCTTGACCAGATGCTTTTGATACTGCATTATATTCAGCCGTAAAATTTGCTAAATCTTTTGTTGCCTTAGTTTCCTTATTCCTTGCAAGTGCTAAAGCCTCTGCATTAGTTGATGCAGCAGATTTTATTCCTGCCTCTTGTATCTGCAATCTTACTAATTCAGCACGTAATAAAACGTTTTGTGAAATTAGTCTGTTTGATTCATCAGTACCTAAGTTCTCTTCACTTATGCCAGAAACGACATCTGGTGAAATTCTTTTAAGTTCCTCGTAATAAGCTATCTGATCTTTACGAGCAGTCTTACCATCAAGTAAAGATTGAGTTAATATTTTGACTTTCGCATCCTCAACAACGGATGCCCCTGCTGCCTTAGTTGACTCCTTTACAAATTGTAGTTGTGCCTCAACAAGTGCTGCGTTTTCTGCCGTTAATACCTTTATTGCGTTCCCTAAAGAACCATATTTCTGTATTACACCAGTAACTACGGAAACAACTGCACCAAACGCAAACGCTGCACCTGCAGGGCCAATTAATGCACCTGATAAATTCTTTAATGCTCCACCTATACCACCACTTGTTTTACTTAATGCAGAGAATTGGTCAATCAGAATTGGTAAGTTATTCTGAATTGCTATGAACCCAAATGGTAAATCCCTTACAACACCTGACAACCCTGTGAGCGTGTTTTGCGCTTTCTGAGCAGCAGGAGGGATATCTTTTAAATCATTACCTAATCCAGGTTTTATTTCAGGTATACCAACTTTACCTAAATTCTTGAGAGATTTCTCAAGTTCATTAACGTATTTGTTGGCATTGATAAGGTCATCACCAAGAGCCGTTTTTGTGACTTTTCTCGCCTCTTTGAGTTCCTTTTCAACTTCAGCAATAGACTTGGTAAATGATGAGACATCCGCACCAAGCCGAAATATAAAGTCTTCATTCATTTTACCAAACGTTTAAATATTTCCCGATAATCTTCATCGGACATCCCTTTGACCTCATCACCTGGTAATTCCCACAATGCTTCTGGTGATTTAGGTGAAGATTTCGGATCACCATGCAAACGAACCATCGTAAACATTAATAGCCTCGTTTGCCGATAAGCATCAACCTTCTTTTCCTGATGTCCTTTGAGCATTAGTGAAAAATGCCGTGGTGACATCTTGTAAAACTCATTAGGCAAAAGCATCATTTCACCGAAGGCGTAGGCTTCAATTTCTTCGAAGGTGAAATCTTTTTTTTTGCTTCAGGCTCGTTCACTTGCTTGATGAACTCGTTTTTAGTCCATATCTCCAATGCGTTTCTTATTTCAATCATTGCCTCTTCATTACGCAAATTGGATTCGATATAGTCAACGAAATCGGAGAAAGTCAACTCAGGCTCTGCATCCTTTACGATGCAGTTATTCCAATAACCCGAATAAAGTATATGTGCTATTCCGATTTCATTGAGTTCATCACCTTTGTGAGTCTTGCCTTCTACAAGTTTCCCATCACCTAAGTAACGAAATGATGCCATGCCGAATTTAATACCAGTCTTAGTGCCGTTGATAGTTATAGTGCAGTAGTTCATAATTAAGCAATTACATCAAGAGTACCTGAAGATTGAATAGTTCCGCTGAAATTTACAAACTCGGTAGTAGACTGATTCAAAGTGAGGTCAGTAATATAACCACTAAATTGATGGTAGTAAACTGTTCCTACTGAAGAACCTGTGATAGTTGGATTCTGAACCCTTACCGCTACGATAGTTTTATTAACCATTGCAGTCAGAAGGTCTTCGTAAGATACTTGAGCAATAGTTGGGGCAGCCTCGCAGATAGCATCAAAATCAACAGTCATCTGAGGCTCTGAAGGTGAAGTCAAAACTCCGCAATTGGTTTGCTCAACTGTTGCATCCATTGTTGTGTTAACTGAACCAGTACGAAGACATACAAGATTCTTGTATGAACTTCCACCTGCTACATCTATTTCGATGTTTTGTAATGAACCTAATACTTGTGGCATTTTATTCTATTTTTGATTTACTAAATTACTAATTGTTATTATCTTACGAGCAACAAAATTATCTCCGTTCTGTAACGGCAAATAGCTTGATGAAGTCCTTGCCGTTGGATATACTACGAAATCCGTATCACTAAACCCATCAACCGCAGTATCAGGAATTAATATTGTTAATATTTGTGATGCTATATTATCCACCACTCCGTTATCATACACTCGGTATTGTTCGCTGAATATGTCAATTACAACATCAACAAAGTTCCCAAAATACTGATTGTTATTATTCGCTGATTCGGTAATTGAGGATATTACTACATAGTTTTTAGGAGTAGTACGAAATGGTGTTTGTCCATAAACGGGAACATCTTGCCCATTGTAGGACAAGTTGCCATTTAAGGCATTGACATATATTACACGTATGCTATTTGAAGTATCTTTCATTTATTATATTTCAATACCTCTATTACTCTTTTTTTAAACTCAGGCCAGTATTTCAAGATTGATGGTCTCATAAATGGTCGTGGCATCATGTTTACCTTTCTTAGTCCTTTCCCCTTGAATTTGGCAGCAATTGCATCCCATTCCTTATATTCAGGTATCTGATAATTATCGCCCGTGCCGAATTCAATATAAGCTGCGTAATTAGTTTGAGCCACAAGTTCATAATTCATGAACTCTTTTTTTCTAAGTGAGATTGAACCTTTTAGCCTTCCTGTATCAACTACTACTATATTCTTGGCGTTCCTTGCCATTTGCTCACCAT